CTTTCACGGGGCTGAAACAAGCTCCAGACCTTACCGGGACCGGGGTTGGCGCATGAGCCACCCGTGAGGTCCATGTCGGCAAACGCTGGACCGCGCAATACGGGACATACAGCAACTCCCAACGGGAAAACCTTGCCGTTGACGGTGATGGTCTGGCCGGGAACAGGGGTTGTGGGACTGGCCGCGCACAGAGCAAACTCGCCTTTGCAGACCTGGATCGTCATGGACTGTGCTGAAAACGGGGCGACTAGGGCCGCGAGGATGAATGCAAAGCGCATTTTGTGTTCCTTTTTATGGAAAAAATAAAAACAGGATTGACGTTTTTTAGACCCTCACTTGCCGCCAATCGCCATAATTACCCACCCCCGGCCTGAATGAAGGTGACAACCGACGCCGTAGCTGGATTGCTCGTGGCTGTAATAATAGCCCTCATGTATTGAACCGGGGAAGTGTAGCTTGACTCAGCCGATACCGTCACCGTCGCCAATGTCGGATGATTGTAAATGTTTGTTGGCACAACAGAGTTGGCATCTTGCGGCGTATCTTGAATTGTAATTGGCGCAGTCGTAACCGTGCTTACCGCAACCGTCACAGAAAACGGGGCTGTAAACGAATCACCCTTAACCCAGACGCTAGAGCCGGTTGCTCCCGTCCCAACCGTAAAGGTAGATGAGGCAGTCGTTCCGACCGTGATGGCCGTGACCTGGGCAAACTCAGCCGTGGTTGTTGCCGTTGCGCCGTTCGGGCCGGTAAGCGTGGTCGATACCGCCTGACCGCGAACGTCAATGCCGGTGATCGTAAACGTCGAGGTGCTAATGTTTCCGGTCGAAGTTATCGTTAAAGTTCGCTGAATGCCGGGAAAGGTTACGTTAGGAGAGTACCCTTGCGTACTAACTTTCCCGACATTTGACAGTGAACCGTTCAACAAGACGCCCTGGCTGGACGCCGTGAAGGATTGCGTGGCCGACACGCTGTTCACGACCGGAATTGGAAATGTGATCGCTATTGGGCGCATTGGACTTCCTTTTTAGACAAGCGGTTCAGGATTAGCCGGAACTGCCGATTGAACGTAATAGACATTATCGCGGAGCAATGGCGGGTTACGCACCGCATGAATGTGTTGAAAAATCTGTCCCGCGTTCATTAGTTTACCGCCGTTTGCGGGGGGTAGGTTTGGATCGGCAAACCAGCCGTAGGGCTGTTGGCCGGTGTACATATCCATCAACGTCGATCCAGCAGCGACCGCAAACCTGATACCGCGTTGCGTTCCAATACCCATCAGGAACTCGCAACATGCGCGGCCTGATTCAGCCAAGTGGACGTTGGGATAAGAAAAGTCGCAGCCGAATAAGCCAATCTCTGTAAAGCCTTCAGACATTGCCAAAGCAATTGCGTAAGCGACACTTGTGTTGAAATAAGTGATGCCGCCAAGCGATGCTGAAACTTTGTCAAACGGGTATACAACATGGTTGGGATACTTCGGATGCGGGTGAGAAGTGTAAAACGGCGTGTTATCCTTCAGAGCGGCTTCGCACATATCACGAACGACAGGATGGCCGAGATAGGGGTGAACAGGATCAACGTGAACAATGCGATCACAGCGTATCTGCGCTCCCATGTAGTTAATCGTCCAAGTCTCGGCGTTTAGCAAAATATTGGGTCGTGTCTCCATCAGTTGAGCTTGGAAAAAGTCGTTTCGGCTAGAACCCATTGCGACGATATTTACCGCCTTGCGATGGGGCATCAAAGAAACAGTCGTGGCAGCAGCTTGCTGCAAATGCGATTCGTTACCCATTTTCTATCCTTGCCTAGTCGCCACATTGAAGTAAACGCCGTGAGGTTGTGGCCTACCCCACGGCGGTCTTTATTAAGCCGTATATTGCGTCAATCCGTAAGTATTTTCTTTCGTATCGGCGGGAGGAAGTACGTTGTAAGCTGGGCTAATGACGCCAATAGCATAGTTTTTCGTGCCGTTGGCAATTTGTGCAGTAGCCAAAGTAACTGTTCCACGAACGTCCGCGCCAGAAGCTGTGTGCGTTCCACTGGCCGCAAAGCCAATGGCCACAGAACCAGCAGACGAGCCAAACGAGAAACCATCAACGTATACACCAGCCACGCGGTTGGTAGAAGATACGCGGTATGGCAACCCATAGGTGTCAGATGTTCCGATCTGAATACCAGCCGAAGCCGTGCCAGCAATAGAGGCTGTTGTAACGGTCTTGAAGGCTTTGGTCGTGATAATGAACGAACCGGCATTACCCAACGTAGCTCCGGTTGGGCCAATCCCCGTCCAAGCCATTGACTGACCGTAACCGTCAGTCCCACGAATGGTAATGAGGCACGTTGAAAGATTGGTGCTTGCCGTGATTTGAAGCGCACGGGGAACGTCAATCGTCGCAACGCCACCAGAAACCAAAGGACCGGTCGGTGTCAGTGTCGCGCCTTGTGAAGCGGTCGTAAACACAATGCCGCTCGCCAATGAAGTCGAAGCAGCCGTGATCTGGTAGAACGTAACAGGCGTTACGGGAACGCCTGTACCAGCTTCGGTATCAGAGTACCCCAACACATATCCTGATGTGTTGGTTGCAGTGGCCGGAGTGTAATAAGCCCGACCCTGCTTGAGTTGATCGCTATAACTTGTCATGAGGAATCCCTCGACCTGTTGTTATGAAAAGGGCCACCGCGCACTTGCGGCACGATGGCCCCGTTCTCATTGCCCTACGCAACCTTTAGGTTGCACCAGACGAACCAAAGATGCTGCGGGCGTTTGACCAGCCGAACGAATAACGTTCGATGGCTTTAGCCAGCAAGTTGTCTGTGGTGAAGTCGGTGAACACATCGGTTTCGAGTTTTTCACGAACATAATGCTTCAAGCCGTTAGGAGCATCTGTCATCAGGAACCAAGCGTTCGTGTCAGTCAGGAAGTGATTGACGCGATAGCCCTGCGGAACGGCGCTCATGTTGTAGATGGCGTTGATGTCGTTGTTCGCCGTGCCAGTGCGGAACTGCGAGTTCAACAAACGATCAGCGGTAAACTGCAACTGAGGCGGAACAATCAACTTGACCGGCTTGGTCATGGTGATGAGGCCCGCTTGGTCGCGGAACTGCGAAGTCGCCGTGATGGCGTCTTGCAGTGAACTTTCGTTCAAGTCGGTCTGGACAGTCGGCGTGTTAGCGAACGTGCCGGTGTCGATGGGGTGCGCTGTCGAGAACAAAGATACGCCGTCACCGCCTGGATAAGAGGCAGAGAAGCCGTTGTTCAAGACTGACGCGCCGTTGACTTCCTTTGACTGCATCATCGAGTTACGCAGCGATTGAGCTTGCTGCGGGAACTGCGACTCATACAGATTGTCCTTCATCGCCTGACGGGTGATGATGAAACCAACGCTGGTGTAGCGGTGGTAGTAAGTCGAGATAACGCGCTGTCCCATATCTTGGAACGCAGTCGGTGCGCCTTCAGCCTTTTGAGAGGCCAAGCCCAACAACTTCATTTCAACTTCGATTTCGACCGCTTTGTCCGAAGTCTTTACAGTAAAGATTTCAGCGTATTCTGCGGGGTACATCGGGTAGTCACCAAACACTTCCGCCAAGCCTGGGCGAAGAAGCTGTTGGATTTGACTCGTGTTAATTGTCATGTGAGTTTTCCTACTTCTTCTGGATTAACGGACGCTACCGGCACGCAACTGACCGTTATTGATCTGAACGATCCAGTTAGCGAACGCGCCAGGAGCATTGCCTGTGCGTGGATCGTAGCCGATCAGCGCAAGGTTCATGCCAGAGGCGGTGGAAGCGGTTGCGTTATTCAGCGTGACAGCCGAAAGGCCGGTACGAGTACTACCAGCCGTGTAAAGGAAGTTCGCACGACCCATTGCGTTTGCCTGGGTCAACGGAGTGCCAGAAGCACCCGAGCCGTCAGCTTCGGTAATGGTGTATTGAGCGTTGGGGTCGTCAATGACCATTGCAACGGGGGTGTTGCCGGTCAAATACGATGTCGCACCGCTAAAGTAATTAACAAACTGCCACATGCCCGAGGTGTCTTGATATTTGCAACCTTGGAAAACACCGAGAGTGGGCGAAGTCGCCAAGCCCCTGGCAACTACACCAGCAGTTGAGAGACATACTGGGTCGCCCTGGAAGATTGACTGCCCACCCGTTGCCGGAAGGGGATATTCATTGGTTTGACCATTCCATGTCCCACCGATACCGCTGTTTAAGGGTTGAAGGCCGAAACCTCCACTTGCTCCATAAGCCATTGTTTTGCTACGTTCAGATGCGTCAAAGACGCGGGATTTACTGATTGCTGCTTAACCTTGCAGCTTCGGAGCGGAGTTCGACCGCCAGTCGATAACGGGCCTTAACCCGAGTGGATGCCGTGACCACCATCGTCAACTACGAATAAACGTAGGGCGTAAAGTTAGTGCGTAATATGTTTTCAGTCTTATCTTGACAAGTCAAGATGTGGTGGGGTGGCCTGGATGGGCCGCTGTCACTCCTCCGGCAAGGGAAAGGTGGGCCAGGGCTTCTTCACCCCGGCCACCCCGTATTAGTCTTTGAACTCGGCAGAGTGGCCAAACTCAGTTTTAGATGATTGATCGAAACGCGGCATCATGGGGTTCTGGCCCGCGCCTTGGGTCCAGTTAATGCCTTCCATCTGTTGACGCGCACGCTTCTCGTTCACGGCCCAATCCGCTTCAACGTCACGGGTTGGCTTCTCGCAAAGGATTTGCCCACCCTCTTTAATGTTCGTCTCGTCATCCACGCCCATACCAATGTTGGGGACCGGCGGGAACAACTCAGGGTGACGATCACGCGGCACAGGACGCCAGCCGTTGCGATACTTGCGGTTCCAGTTGTCCTGGTTGGGCGTACCAGCATTGTCAAAGGCAAACGCCACCCACGCATACGTCATGCCTTTGGGGATGAGTTGGGGCGGGATGTAAAACCTAGACTCATGCGTTGTCTTGGGTTGAGGGCGAAACTCCGCAGCGCGGGTTTCGTTATCACGGGTTTCAGAGGCGCGAGGGCGACCACGGGGCATGTTATATTTCCTATCTGTTTGCTGCTTGGGTCTTTTTCTGACGATCAAAGCTGATCTTCGCGTCAGTCAAAGACATGGGGGTAAACTGCTTGGGGTGTCCTTGAGGGTACTTTGGACCCCCACCGTTCTCAACCATCCGAGTAACAAAGCGCACTTCATCAGCATTAAGGCTGATTTTGTGAGATGGTTTCTGCACACCGCTACTATTTACAGTCCGTGTTGGTGCAGCAACGGGGCTGGCTCTACGAGCCGGTTGTTGCTCTGGCTCGGCCTCATCGTCGGCTTCTTCGCCTCCGAAGTAATCGGGAAACTCAGCCTTCATGTGCTTCTCAACAGCCTGAAAGTACTGCGGCGAAGCGACCTTGAAGGTTAGCTTTCCTGAATTAATCTGACGCTCAAGTTTTGTTGCATACATCGTCGCTTCAACGTGCATCTCCTCGTCGAAGTCTGGGTTCTTCATTGGACGACCAGAACGGTCAACCATAATGGTCCCATTGTCGTCACGAGCCACGGCGTCAAAGTACCGATTCTCGACAACCCAACCCTTAATCTCAGGCGGAAGGTCTTGAATAGGCTGCTGTTGCTCTTGCTGTTGAGGCTGCGGTCTTGGCGCGTCCGCCTTAGCTTTTTCCGTCTTTTTCCACGCCTCAACATCATCCATAGCAGACTTTGCAGAAGCCAGCCGTTCAGCGGCTTCCGTTATCTTGTTTGCGTCTTGGCTTTCAATTGCCGAACTGTGAAATAAACGAGCGTCCCGAAGATCGCCCTCAGTCTTTGCGGCATAGCTTTGCATCGCAACCGTAGATGCTTCTTTTGCCTTAATATCCAGTTCAGCAGATCGCGCCCGCTCACGCTGCAACTCTTGCTCAAGCTGCTGCGCGTACCCGCGAGCCTCATCGCGCTCGTGGGTCAGGGTCGAGTATCGCTTCGGGCCACGGCGCTTGCGCTCTTTGACCTGTTCTTCATCGTCGGCGGCTGTTTCGTCAGCCGCCCTCTTAGGCTCTGGTTCGACGGCTTCTTCGCCCTCAACCTCAAGGACTTCTTCTTTGAACTCCTCGTTACCGGCTAGGTTTGGTTTTGGCGTTTCCGCCGCAACTGCTTGTTCTTGTGCCATGATACTTGCCTATTAAATTCGGGGTGCAACGTAAATTGGCGAAACGTCACGCGGGTCTTTAAGAATACCCATTACCTTGTCGTCAGTGAGGGTCGCCATCGCAACGCCCTTGTACTGGAATAAAAAAGACGACTGACGCGGAATCATGATCCAATCACCAACACGACACCAAGGCCCGTTGGGGTAACGCGGTACGCCGTGACGATCTTCGCCCTTGTAAGCGTCAGGCCCCATGTCAACGACCAGGGCCGCAACGGACGTTAGCTTGTCTTGCTCACGAGAAATCTCAGGGAGCCACAAAGTAGCTTTAGTCCCATCGTCTCTCGTAATTTCTCTTGCTTCTTCTGGACGTATCCAGATTTTACAGGTGATAAGATAGCCAGCCGTTCGGTAATCAAATGGCGAGCCTGTAAGTTCAGTGAACTGTTTGTCGATCAGAGCCTTTGCCTCATCGGCCTCATGCTCCTCGACATATGCGAGTGCTTTCTTCATTAGTAAAGTTTCCTTGCCTGGATTGGTTCAGTGCTGGCCGGTTCTTCCGGCGAAGTTAGCTTCTTGTATTCCTTCTCGATCAACTCGATTGATTTGTTGATCTGATCAATCGTGGCGTTCAGATCAATCGCGTAGAAGGCTATCTCATCTGCCGTTGCGGCTGGTATAACCGCGCCCTCCAAGGTCGTTGGCGGACGCGGCTTGCAACGCCTTAACATGTTGATTTTATCGTCGCGCAAATCGCGTAAAGCCTTTACGCAATTCCTTGCCAGTAAATCTGCGCTCATGGGTTATTTGCCTTTTCCTTCTTTGCGACGAATGTTCTTAACTGCGCGTGACATGCAAGCCTCCCTGGTTTGGGGTTGGTGAAATTAATTGAGTGTTTAGCACGCCCATCTTTTTCTAGCGGCCTTGCCGCGCTCGCCGTTCCATCCTTGCGACCTAGCGCAAAAACTCTTTTTACGACCAGCATCAGCCTTGCTCTTAGGGTTCGGCGCAGGGGGCTTTAAATTGCTCCCTGTGCGCCGATTGATTGAAGCCCTACCCTTGGCGGTCAAACCAGCGCCCTTAGCTACAGACAACT